AGAAGTCAGCTACTGTGTTTAACTCTGCACCTGTAGCGTTAAGGCCAGTGACGTTATTGGCTGTACCAGCAACAGTATCTACATATGCTTTTACTGACTGTTGGGTAGGAATAAGTGTGGCAGAGTTAGAAGACATATTGTCTTCATCTACAAAACCTGTAGCAGTAATAGAACCATCAGCTAGTGAGCCAAAGTTAATTGTGCCAGTGGTAGTAATAGCAGAAGAGCCAACATCAATAGCACCAAAGCCTGATGTAATACTACCGCTGTTTAAAGCACCAACAGTGGTGACATTGCTGAGAGTATCTAAGCTAGTCTCCATGTACGTTTCAAAGTCAGTCAGTGCGACTTGCTTCATAGTGCCAGCGTCATTGACCACTACACGATCAGCATCTGCGAGAGTTGTGCTGGTGGCTGATGTATCGCCATCCATAATATTAAGTTCAGCAGCGGTGCTATTAACCCCAGTTAAATCCGTTGGGGCAATGCTGATGTTACCTGTTCCATCAAAAGACTGACCAGCAATTGTACGTGCAGTTGCAAGGGCTGTAGCTGTACTTGCATTACCTGTTACTGCACCTGTAACATTACCTTCAACATTGGCAACAAGAGTGCCTGTAGTGATAGACAGATCACCTGTAGATGCACCTGTGAATGTGCCTGTGCCTACTATAAACTTGTCTGCACTTTCATCAAAACCAATAAAGGCATTAGCATCACTGCCACGTTCAATAACAATACCTGCATCACCTGACGCTGAACCTGAACGTCCATTACCTAATTCAATAAGCTGATCATCCACAGTCATATTGCTAGAGTTAATTGTGGTAGTTGTGCCGTTTACCGTGAGGTTGCCGCCAACGATAGCATTGCCTGTAGTTGTTACTTGGGCAAACTGTACGTTATCTCCTGTTGCTAGGCTTTGGTCAGTGTCAGAAAGATCAGTAGCAGCAATAGTAATATTAGCAGAACCATTAAACGATTGCCCTGCAATAGTCCTAGCTGTTGCAAGTGTAGTAGCTGTTGCTGCATTGCCTGATGTATCTTGATTACCTGATGCATTAACACCCGGCAAATTAATATTACCAGTACCGTCAAATGAAACACCACCTATTGTTCTAGCTGTTTCTAAAGCTGTAGCTGTAGCTGCATTCCCAGAGGTAGCCTGATTACCTGCAGCATTGACACCGGGAAGATTAATGTTACCTGTACCATCAAAGCTAACACCGCCAATAGTTCTTGCTGTTTCAAGTGCAGTTGCAGTATCAGCATTACCTGTTACATCCCCTGTTACAGCACCTACAAGAGATGTACCTGTAATGGTAGTACCTGTAATAGCAGCAGCAGAGTTAGCACCGATGATAGCACCATCAATAGCACCACCATTAATATCAACAGTAGTAAGTGTAGAAGTGCCTGTAGCAGTTAAAGAAGTGAATGTACCAGCAGCAGCACTAGAGCCACCTATAACTACACCATCAGCAGTACCACCATTAATATCTGCAGTATCAGCTACAAGTGCATCAATATTAGCAGTACCGTCAATGTATAAATTACGCCACTCAGAGCCACTAGCACCAAGGTCATACGTATCATCAGTAGAAGGAATAAGGGGTGAAGCTACATCAGCAGTAACAGTGACTGTATCGGATGCTGCATCACCAAGAGTGGTGTTGCCACTTACTGTTAAATTACCTATGATACCAGCATTTGCATCTACATCAAGTGTATCTATGTGTGCAGTACCATCAAGAAATAAGTCTTTAAATTCTAACGAGCTTGTACCTAAATCAATATCACTGTCTGTTACAGGAACAATAGCACCATCTTGAATACGTATTTGCTCTACTGCAGCATTAGATACCTCAACAAATACTCCAACTCTATTATTGCTAGTGTCAATAACTATTTTATTTAGTGCGTCCGAGTCAGCAATAAGAGGTACATAACCACCCTCTGTAGCTGATCCATCATGTGTGTGTCCTGTAGCTAATGCAAAAGTATCACGTAAAGCGTTAAACTCTACATTCAATGGGTTCGCACGTACAACGGCTGTTGCAACAATATCTGCCGATGACTGTCTTGCGTAACCTGCCATGTGTTATCTCCTATCACCTAATCCGTAAGTCACCGTAACCGCTTGAATAGTGTGGCTAGGACTTGTGTTATTTGTAACGTAAGTCATAGAGATTGAATCTCCTGACCCACTAACTGAAGTACTTTTTATTGGCGAAGGGTTGCCATCATAAATATCTGTTTCATCATAAGTCGTACCTGTATCATCAAAAGTTACTGCAGCCCCTTCTGTTGTAAGGGTAAAACTAGAAGGGGTAGCTATTTCTGAATCACCAAAGTTGTAATTAATACCTAAAGAAATTTCTGTTTCACCTTCTGTTTTAAGGTAAGTTTTAACTTTATAAAATATTTTTCTTATGTCTGTATCACCCATAAAATAATACGGAGTTTGATAAACACTTAAAATATCAGACCCATTAAAATTATTGCCTGTTTCTTGTCTATGTACTTTACCTGTACTATCACCATGAAGTACAAACTCAAACTGTCCTATGTATCCACTAGCTACAGCAGTAGCTTCTATACCTACAAGCTGACTGTATTCAAAAGTAGACTGAGCAGTAGGACTTTTACGAATAGCTCCTATAAGAGAAAGAGAAGTATTAGCTTCAAAGAATAATCTAAACTGTGACTTTCTTCTTACAACAACAGCTTTAAGTTTTGTTACATCTTCATTGATTGAATAGTTTTCAAAAGTTTTTTGTATTTCTCTGGATACAGTTTCAAGTTCAACGTCACCAATTCTATTTGTACCTGATACTGGACGGATACCATCCGGCCCCAAGAAAATAATATCACCACCAAATTCTACCACACTATCTGATGCTACGCAACCCAAGTCATTAGTAACATTTTCAAGTAAGAAGTTAGAGTAGTTATCCCCTACTAATCTTTTAATAGCATTTTGACCAAAGATATATAGTTGATTACGAAACCCAATAATTTGAGTAATAGAAAAACCTACATTAATTACCCCAGCACCATTAGCAGGATCAAAATCTGTATCATTTAAAGGAGAAGAAAAATACAGATTAAAAGGGTAAGTGGAATCCCCTGCTAAAAACAAATGGTTTGCAAAGGCACTAGAAAACTTTGGTGCAGAAGGTGCATTTGCATGGTATAACTTTACGTAGTCTGTACCATTATATTTAGCAGCTTGATTTACACCATCAGTAAGTATTAGTACTTCTTCAAACCAGTTATGTTTTGAAAACCTTACAATGTCTATATCAGTGAAGCTAGGGTTAGTAGGTCTGTACTCACCTGCACCAGAACCTGCTGTAATGTTTCCTGTAACAGCACCACCTGCAGCTATCTGTGTAATAGTTTTAAAATACTTTGTACTGCTTATAGTGACTGCACCGTTTGGTCCTGCTAAAGCCTCTGTTTGTGCAATATCAGATGAGTCTGTTCCTGTTATAGTAAAGGTCACACCAGAGTTATCATTACCTGCCAACCCAGTTATAGTTAGTTTTCTTGGTTGTAATGAAGCAGCAGTGTAAAAGTTAATAGCCCCACTATCTGCTAACGCACCATTTAAAGTAAGATTAGCTGCTCCACCTGTTGTTTGTGCAGCACATACTCCATCTGGATCATCTGCTACAAAAGAACTGTCTACTGCATTCCACCCAATAACAGTGGGTGTTCCTACTACAGTGCTTGAGTGAGTAGATGTTCCTCCTGTTAAAACATTGCCAGAAGCATAAACAGAAGAAGGTAGTCTACCAAAGTTTAATACTATAGAATTACCTGATCCGTTAGCTGTCTTAGAAATAACAGTAGCAGTAATACCTGTACTAGAGTTGTCGGAAGAACTTACTACAGCAGTTACAGTTTCACCTATAGTAAAACTAGCAGATTGATTATCTGTTACTACTACTGTGTAATAATGATTGTACCAATGTAGGTAGTTACTACCAGAAGAAGGCTCACGTGTGGCAAAGATACCTTGTTTTATTTCCCCATTAACAGCAAGACCAAGAACTTTGCCTGTACCAGAGACTGTCCCATAACCATTAGAAAATCCACTAATGCGTCTATACCCACCTTCTAGTGAAGGCTCCATATTAATTAGGCTTACAGCACTTCCCGGCATTTGAGCAGATTGTGTAAGAGGATCAACATTAGTTACAAGACCCCCGGCACAAACTGCAGCAAATGTTTGTAATTGATCTGCCATATTATATTACATTAGATTTAAAAACAGAAGTTCCACCAGCAGGAATTAGCATGGTAGAAATAACATTTACAGATTGATCTACAAAAAGTCTTCTCATCATTTTTATTCCGTCTTGAAATTTCTTTTTGTGAAGTTCTGAGGATTGATCATTAGATCTAAAACTCATCATATACATCATTGCACCATCAATAACTACGTGTTTAAATCTATCAGGTACTACTGCTGTATCACTATATGCAACTAAGTCTGCTGGATATTTCCAGTACCTGTACTCTACTACGTAGGAGTCATCTGGAATAGGCGTAACACCAAACTTAGTATCTTGTGTCATGTAAACATTTAAAGGGTTAGTATACCCACCTGTACCACTAGTATCCTCTATACTTCTATGACTAGTTAAATACTGATCATAGGTAATAAGGTTTAGTTTTTGTGGGCTGTTATTTTTAGAAGTAAGCTGTTTAATATAAAAAGTATCCCAATCAGCTTTAGAATAGTCTGCAGGAAAATCGTAAACTTTTGTTCCCGAAGATAATGTTTGTTCATATGTAACTAAGGTAAAAGGCCACTCTTGAGCATCTTGTAAAAGTTCTCTTAAGGAAGAGTTAATAGCATCTTTTGCTAGTGCTTGCACATTCTTAACCGAACCAAAGTCAGCTTGGTCAATTTGAACCTCGTTCAATCTTCGCAACAGTTCATTGGTTAAGTTAATAAAAGTAGACATTATCTATCCTTAGTGTAGAAACAAGGGGCCAGCCTAAAGCCAGCCCCTTATGTGTATTTAAGCTAGGTAGTCACGATCTACTTCATTAGCAGTCATGTCTTGACCCATATCAGAACAGTCCATCATAACTGCCCAGATACGCAACTTGCCTGTACTTACTGCACCACCAGAAAGTGTAGCAATAGTCAGATCAATGTTGTCATCTGCAACAGCCATTACGGGCTGGTATGCTGCTGGATTTTGTGCAACAACAGCAGCGGCTGAAGTAGCATCAAAGCCATCAACAAATACATCAGCGTCAACCATACCAAGGTCCACAGTGAAGGTAGAACCATCACTAGCAGTATCTACTTCGATACCTGCATTAAGAACCATGTTCCCTTTAGGGACAGCAATTACTGGAATGACATCAGATGCTGCAAGAGCAGAACCTTTGTCAGACAAAGCAGTTGCTAGGTTAAGTACGGTTTGCACCATGTAAGGATTACGGCCACGTTGTGTGTTACCACGTGCCGATTGAAGTGTATTATCACCAAGTGCCATGTTTTATGCCTCCCTTACGCTGCGTTATAACGGGCGGTAACGATTGCTTCTGGACGAAGAATCTTACGACCGTATAGATGCATACCACGAACAATGTCAGCAAAGCTGTCAGGGTCACGATATGTTTCTGTTTTATTGATCTGCTCGGCAGTTGCTACAGCAGAATCATGACCAGCTACGATAACACCGAAGTTAGCGAGTTGGTTGGCAACACCAGTAGTTCCGGGTCCAGTGCCTACCGCTGGCAGGTTAGACGAGGAATATACACGGAAGCCGTGGAAGTTGCTAATGGTCAAACCATTACGCAGTCCACCTGATTCACCGAAATCTGCATTCATGAAGCGTGAATCTTCATCAGCAAGAATTTCCATGAACACTGGATCAACTACAATCCAACGCCCTTGTTTGTCAACTTGCTGTTGATCAAGCAAACGAGCCATACGAGCAACAACCATTGCTGGTGAAGCCGTAGCAGTTGGAAGTGCAGTAGCACCGGGCAAACGTGCAGCCAGAGGGATAG